AGAACAAAAATCCGGAAGTAAGAGAAGCGACAGCTGAAGATGTTGCCGCATGGTAAAGGAGGCATAAATGGCAAACAGGATCAAAGGTATTACGATTGAAATCGGCGCCAATACGGTCAAATTGACCGATGCCTTAAAAGAAGTAGATAATCGGCTGAAAGACACACAGAAACAGCTGACAGATGTAAATAAACTGCTGAAGCTCGATCCAAAAAACACGGAGCTGCTCGCACAGAAGCAAACACTGCTTTCTTCCGCGATCAAGGACACCAAAACGAGACAGCAGGAGCTGAATGAAGCGCTGAAACAGATGGAGGCCTCTGGGGATAAATCTGAAGCGGCGATCAAACAGCAGAATGCTTTGAAACGTGAAATTGAATCGACAAATTTGTCCCTGAAAAAGTACCGCGATGAGCTTCGGCAGATGGGTCCGAATCTGCAGGATGCGGCAAAGAAAACCGGAGAGCTTGCAGAGAAGACTAAAACACTGTCGGCGGCAGCTGCTGCCGGTTTGACCGGTCTGGTTGGCCTTGCTGTTAAGGCAGGCACAACAGCGGACGATCTGAACACGCTTGCGAAGCAGACAGGCTTTACAACGGCGGAACTGCAGAAAATGCAGTATGCATCTGACCGGATCGATGTCTCAATGGAGGCGATCACCGGCGCGGCGGCGAAGATGACAAAACAGCTCGCATCTTCCGAATCGAAATTCACTGATCTGAATGTCGCGACAAGGAACCAGGACGGCACTTTCCGAGATGTCACGGATATCTTCTATGATACAGTCGAGGCACTTTCTCAGATTCAGAACGAAACCGAGAGAGATACGGCCGCAATGGATATATTCGGCAAATCTGCAAATGATTTAGCCGGCATTATTGACGACGGCGGCGAAGCTCTTCGGCAGATGGGAGAAGAGGCTGAAAATGCCGGCTTGATCCTGTCCCAGGATGCGCTTGATGCGGCGAATCAGTTCAATGATGCAATTGACGAACTGAAAGCAAAAGCACAGCAGGCATTTCTTTCTTCCGGCGCAGCCATTGCAGAGAATCTGATCCCGGCAATGGAAAAGCTTTTGGATGCAGGTGGAAAGATGCTGTCATTCGTTGCGAATCTGGACAGCGGTACGCTGGAAATGATCACGACACTGCTGCTGGTTGGTGCGGCGATCAGTCCGGTCCTGACGGCAGTATCGAAGGGCATTACGCTGGTTGACACAGTTACAAAAGGATTGAATCTGCTATCAACTGCATCGATCCCGGCGACAATTACAGCGCTGGGCGGTTTCCTGCCGGTTCTGGCGGCGATTGCGCTTGCAGCTGGCTCAGTCGTTGCGCTGATCGATGCGATCAACCACAAGCGTATTAATGATTCTTGGACCAATTACACCGGAGCGCAGACTGCAGGAATGACACAGATTACTGCACAGCAGGCTCAGAACTGGATGAACAGGGATGAAGTCCAGATCATCAAAAATCCTGCAGGAGATAATGCGTATTATGTGCGTAACTCTGATTATGCATGGGACAAAGCGAATGCAGCGAAAAACGGCTGGACAGACTCTGCTGCATGGGGATCCAATGCGGTAAATATGACTGTGAATGTGGACCATATCAATGATTTGCAGGATCTGATTGATATCAAAAACCAGGCGCAGCAGTTATCAAGAATGGGGGGGAGATAAATGGCAACGGTAACATTAACCCCTTCAAATTATTACCAGGGTGTAAACGGTATTATTACTGCTATAAATCCGTCTAGAAAGTACGTGCAAGTCGATAGTACCGGAGCAACCAATTATTATGTATACGCTGAGTTCAATATACCAAGCAATATCAAACATGTACTCGTGACTGATAACCAGATAAAGGTTACGGGATGCGTTGCACGGTTCAGATATACATGCAGACAGGCATATTACTCTGGAAATATTTCTGTTGGTGATCGTCTTACAAACAGCGGCAAAATTATCTCAAAAAACAGTTGGTCATCATTAGGCGATGAATATGAACGTGTATCGTCTATAAGTGGGCTATCGTCAACGAAATTCTATGTCATTTTAGGTGCGACATATGTCGAAATAGATGACAGGAATTATTTTGAAAATTGCACTCTTACATTGACATATTCGACCACAACGTCTAAGCCAACTATAACAATGTCGCCAACAAGCGGATGGATTGACAGAACAAAACCTTTTGATTTCCGTGTTTCGCTTGGCGGTGTTTCCGACATGTTGATGCAGTACAAGGCTATCAGTTCCGAACTGTTTTACCGCAGTACGGGTGCTTATACATCGTTGCCATATGACGATGCATACAACGTTTCAGTGCCTGCAAACACATTCAGCACGGGTGGGACATATGAGATTTACACCACAACAACGCTTGATGATAATTCAACGTTAAGCACAGACATAGGAACATTTTCAACTGTTGACGGCACTGCCGTAGTTACTCCGATATCACCAAGCAACGAAATTACACGTGGATCAGCAACGTTCACATGGTCGTATTTCAACGAGCGTGGCACACAACAGTATGCATACGAACTGTCATATCGTGTAAACGGTGGCACATGGGTATACCCAACAGGGAAAGTCGTATCAAGTGATCAGACAGTTACACTTGCGATTGAATCGGCAGGCACTGTTGAATGGTCTGTACGTGCATATAACCAGGATGATGTTGCAGGCGAATGGTCTTCATATCTGTCATTTATCAACTATGTACCACCTTCACCGCCGACAATTGTTTCAGTAACCCACACGGGCAGACCTGTCATTTCATGGGCGGCGGCAGACCAGATTGCATACGAAGTGAAAGTAGAAGGCGAAAGCGACAATACGGTATATACCTCTGGTCAGATTTATTCCGGTAATCAGTCGCACAAAGTCGAAGAATATCTGCCGGAAGGCAGTTACACATTCTATGTGCGCATAGTTAGTGTTCTTGGTCTTGCTTCAGATTGGGCAACAACCAATTACACGCAGTCATTTGATTTATCTGCGCCAGTGTTTACGCTTACGGATGTGCCAGATGGTGTACAGATCGCCGTTGAAGCATCTGCACAGTTTACCAAGTACTACATTCTGCGAAACGGTGAATTGATCGGATCGACCACAGGAACATTCACAGATCAGTTTTCGGCAGGCGAAGTTGTTTACACAGTGATTGGTGTGACTGCCAACGATGAATCAGCGTTTGCGACACAGACGATCAACCACAGAGTTTTGACCACAACACTGAAAATGGAAGACGGCACAGTTATAAATGCATCACGGCGATGGAATCAGAGAATTTCACCAACAAAGAGCGTTGAACCGGAATTCGGTCTTTTCTCTTACATTGGCGCATCCAGACCGGAAATAATCACATCCAAGATGCGGAATGTGCGGTATGGTTTTGGATTCCATGACGTGAACCGGATTGCTGAAACACTGATCGGTCAGCCGCTTTTCTACTCTGATATCTTCGGAAATGCGGATTGGGTACAGATCACGGCGATCAGCCGCACAGATGTATGGTATGGAAATGAAACAACGCTGGAATTAACTGTAGTTCTGCATGATGAGGATATTGATTATGATGCTTGACTGGCGCATTGAGATACTTAGAAATAATGTGCAGATTGGGCGCGTTCTTGCTTCTTCATGCAATCTGATGTTTGACTCTTCGGCGGATGTTACGCGGAGCGGAAAGGTTGAAATGGTCCGGGCTGAGATTACAGGCGGAAATACCTTTCAGCCTTTTACGGACCGCATACGGCCTGTGATGATCGACAGCACAGGCGAGCATTATTTGGGCAAATATATGTGCATATCAATGCCGGAAGAGTTGTCTGACACCGGGTCTGTTTATCGGATTGAGATGTATGATGAAACCATGATTTTAAAGCAGGCAGGCTTTGAAGACCGTGTGAATTACGCCCAGGGTGCAAGGTATCAGACGATTATTGAAGGCCTGCTTGTTGATTCCGGTATCACGAATTACTACATTGATGAAACCACAGCCACACTGCAAACTGAAAGAGAGTTTGCACCAGGTGACAACTATCTGACTGTGATCAACACGCTTCTGGATGAAATCAATTATGAGCATGTATACGCAGGCATGGATGGTTTTATTTATCTGAAAGCAAAACAGCAGAAGTCCACAGCCGACCATGTTTATTCTGACAAGAAGCGTTACAGACTTCTGAAACCAATCAACAGAGACACAGATATATATTCACTGCCTAATGTCTTGATCGGTGTGGTCAGCAATCCAGATACAGACACACCGCTGATTCATAAAGTTGTGAATGACGATCTGAATTCACAGATCAGCGTGCCAAACAGAGGTTATAAAGTGGTGCGAGTTTACCGACTGTCTAATATCGCATCACAGTCAGATTTAGAAGCATACATTCAAGCGGAGTATCTTAAATCCACACAGATGACGGAAACGGCGCAGATTGCAACAGCACCGGAACATTCACACGAATACGGTGACACTGTGCAACTTGCCACCGATCTGATCAGCGGACTTTATACAGAAGTCGCATGGAATATGGATTTAGGAGTAAACAACAGCATGACACACAGGCTAGAAAGGAAGGTGTTTATATGATCTTGGGAACGATCGGAACATATACCGCAGGCAGTGGCGTAACGCTTACGATTGACGGCGAAGAAACACCGACAACCAAAGATTATAAATTTCTTTCTTCATATTCTCCTGTGGCAGGTGATAGGGTGCTGATTGAAGAAATCGGCAATTCTTATGTTGTGCTTGGAAAACTCACAGAGTCAGCGGGCGGTGATTCTTATGAATTAAGCAGAAGCGCAACGGATTATGCAACTGTGCAGCTTGTAGATTCTGGTGGAAATGTGATCTCAACGGTTACAGTTGACCGGCCGACAGAGGCACTTGGTGTAAAAAACTGGTATACAACAGGGGTCACAGGAAGTGCTTACTCGATTGAATTCAGAACAAATGCAGCAAGCTACAGTGCTGCTACACAAATCCAATGGAGAGCAAGATCCGGAGCGAACCGTGGAGCATGGAAAACATTGGCAAACGGATAAAGGAGGATCTATGTCAGAATTGAATATCATTACAGCAGAGTTCTCTGATGGATGCATGTATGAAGAAACTCTGCCGCTTTATCAGTGGGATTACGGCCAGATCCTGCAGATCACCGGGCTGGATCTTCCTGAGGCCTATCAGGTGCACTTCAGCAATCAGCGTGAATCCGGCACGACGATCACCATGATCGGCGAAGCTTCCGGGGTTCAGATCCCGGATAATCTGCTGCAGACAGGTGAAAATGTTTATGCATGGATTTTCCTGCATTCCGGCGATGATGATGGAGAAACAGAGTACCAGATCAAAATCCCGGTATTGCTTAGGCCGCAGCCGTCAGATGAAGAACCGACACAGACACAGCAGTCCGCCATAGATCAGGCAATCACTGCTCTGAACAATGCTGTTGATGCAGCCGAAGGATTTGCCGACGCGGCAGAAGAATCAGCTCAGACGGCCGCAGAAAAAGCAGAGGAAGCATACGGAGAGTCCGAGGACGCAGAAGCCTGGGCGGTCGGGCAGCGCGGCGGTGTTGATGTCGCTGTGACTGATGAGACATATCACAACAATTCAAAATTCTATTCGGAGGTTGCCGAGCAGGCTGCCGCCAGCTCCGGATGGATCAATCTTTATATCGATGAATATGGACATCTGATTTATGAAAAGACAGACAATGTGGATCTGTCTTTTTCGATACAGAATGGGCATTTAATTGTGGAGGGCTGACATTATGGCATTACGACAGGATATCGGTATTGTTACCGCATACGGCTATGCAGTGAGCAAAGGCTACACCGGAACCGAGGAAGAGTTTGCGCAGCTGATGGCAGATCTGGCCGATGAGGTCAGCGAATTTGAGAACTTCGATGTGGTTGTTACGACTCTTCCGGCTGGATCCAGCGCAACAGCTGCATATGCTGATGGAGTGCTTACCCTGGGCATTCCTCAGGGAGCCAAAGGCGACACCGGCGCGACAGGTGCAACCGGTCCGACAGGGCCGCAGGGACCTCAGGGAGAAAAGGGTGAAACCGGCGAAAGAGGGCCGACAGGATTGACCGGTCCGCAGGGGCCGAAAGGCGATACCGGAGCCACCGGTCCGCAGGGGCCGAAGGGCGATAAAGGTGATTCCGGAGATGTTGCCTCCCAGGAACAGCTGGATGAAATGAATGCAGAGATTACTGATTTAAAGAGCGCTTTATACGGTGAATCAACTCAGAATTATGTGGATGGGTATAACCTTGACGGCACAGGTGGTGTGGTTGCACAGAACGGTGTAAGTGTTTCAGAATATATTCCCTACACATGGACAGGATCAACACGTTATTACTGCAATGATTATAACGGTCTGACATATAGAATTGACTTCTATGATTCAGCAAAAAGTTTCCTCAAATCGTTTACAAGCATACCAACAACGGAATCATCACAATACCGAAGCATAAATGCAGAAAACAACGTCACAGGCACAGTTGGCTATGTTCGTTTCACGTTTAAAACGGGTACGGTTGGGCAGGTACGCAGAAATGTATCACCAGGCTATGAACTGTTATGGGAGTCGAAAGAAGAAGAAACAGAAGGGATAATAGACCGCATTGAAGCATTAGAAAAAACTCAGATTATTATTTATCCGACAGCAGTAAAAGCAAAAAGTGCTACTCTTTCAGATGGCACAATCACAGCATTAGAAAGTGTTGATGTAAGAAAAAACATGGACATTGATTTCCGTGCAAATATCTCGCAATTTACATCGCTGATGGTTGGACACGGTTACAATATCAACTATGGAGCATGGGTAACTGTAGACAGCACTAACGTTACAGTGTACAAAAGCACAGGCACACAGGTTGCACAGTTTCCGCACGGATTGACATTTGCACATTATGTTCATGTGCTGATTCAGCAGAACGATGCTTGTGTGGCAGATGTTATTGTTGAAACTGACACAGGAAGATTTAAACAGGCAGGAGTAGGATTTGACAGCAGAAGAGGTGACTTCTTTGCAACGGTGAGCGGAACACTTGCTGATGTAACACTTACCGCAGTTCTGCATGACTTGAATAAATCTGTGTGGATGTTCGGAGACAGTTATCAGTCAATCGGTGATCCCGCAAGGTATCCTTACTATATGGCACAGGATGGTTATCTGAATAACTGCTTAATGAGCGGATTCCCGGGTGCGAGCGCAAATTTACAGATTGATTCCTTCCGTAATCTTATGACTATTGCAACACCGAAATTTATAGTCTGGGCATTAGGTGTGAACGGCTCAGATTCAGCAAGTGCGATTAATGCTGATTGGAAAACATATACAGATGAAGTGATTGCAACGTGTGAAGCAAACGGAGTTACTCCAATTCTTGCGACAATTCCAAACGTTCCGGACAGGATTCAGACGTTTAAAAATGATTATGTCAGAAATAGCGGTAAACGTTATATTGACTTTGCAAAAGCGGTCGGAGCAGAATCACAGGGGTCAACATGGTACACAGGAATGTTATCAAGCGACAACGTACACCCAACACAAACAGGTGCGATTGCTCTGTATGCTGAACTGCTTGCAGATTTCCCAGAAGTCATGCAGTAAAGGGAACTTTAAGTACGTAAGTTAAAACATATGGGCTTGGTGTAATGGTAGCATGGTGATCTCCAAAATCATTGATATAGGTTCGATTCCTATAGCTCATGTGTTTATAAACTTGCAACCAAACTTGCAACTAACTTGCAACCAAATCAGCAAAGTAGTTTGCTAAAATGTTTGTACAAAATCCCTTGCAGTAGAATATTGCGGAAAAGCGAAAATGCGAGACAAGGGAATTATTATTGTTTCCGAAAAGGAACAGGTGACACCGTCAGCATGCATGACGGTTTCCCCACAAATTCAAGGCACATCAGAAATGGTGTGCCTTTTCTTCATAGGAGGATAGACCAATGGATAAGACTCCTTTAGATTTCTACCGGCGGACGATCGGCAGATCCTTCGATCTGGACGGATGGCCGGAGGGGAACAGGTTCCAGTGCTGGGATTACTTTGCTGAGCAGGCGCGCAGCAATAATGTCCCGCTGACAGTGCTGCACTGTTCCACAACAACATATGTGCAGGATATCTGGGATCTCAGATATCAGTCCGGAATTCTGAACTATTACGATCCGATCCCGACCGGGCAGTTCCGGAATGGGGATTTTGTGATCTGGCCGTTTTCTTATGCTCTCACTCCAAAAAGTCATGTTGCCATGTATTGGAATGGGGAGGCTGTCGGACAGTCGCAATCCGGACATCATTATGTCTGCGCAGTAAATTATCTGGATTTCAATGAAGCAGTCGGAGGCTTCCGGCTGAAATCATGGGAGGGCGGTATGAAGATTGGATCAGGAAGAACATACCGAGACACATATGCCGGCCAGGATATCATCATCAGAGGCTATACCGACGGCCATCAGATTACCCTGGCATCCGCAAAGACTGACGGCAAAGTGACCGGTACCGATCTGCAGCCAATCCGGGACATCGATGACGATCGTCATGTATTCTATTCCAAACTGAATTGTAATTTCTGGAATATGAGCACCGGGCAGGCTCTCGGTGTGCGCTGCGGAATAGATGAGTGGAGTGTACCGAGACAGGGGAAATTTCTCTACTATGCTCTGAAAACCGATGGATCCACAGAGGTCGGCATGGATACAGACTTCTGGTATGGGCCGAATGATGTGGTCTTCGCATGCTCGCCGGCGCTGATCATGATGCACAACGGCGAGGACGTGGATCTGGTCTCTCCTGAGACGGAATGGAAGCGGACATGGAGCGGAACACAGTCACTGCTGTTACGCACGACAGAGCGCTTCTGCGTGGCTCTGGTGAAGGGCAACCTGTCAGCTGATCAGTGCCGTGCCTGGGCGAAGTCGATCGACGGCATTCAGGATCTTTGTATCCTGGACTCCGGAGGATCTGCGCAGCTGCAGGATGGATATGATGTGTATTATGCGACCGGCGAACACCGGCCGCTTTCAAATGTCATTGCGGAGGTCGTAGAGAAGGCCGTTTCCGAGCCTTCTGAGGCGATCCCGAAGGAGGACGAAGATGCACTCATTCCGCCGGCAGAAACAGCGCCACAGCCTCAAATCGAACCAGTACATGAAGATCCAGCCGTTCCACCTTTTGAGGTCGGACATGAAAGTGAGGATACCGCCGTGAACGAACAGAAAACGGTAAAAGGTCAGCTGGCGAAGCTGATCGATGTGAAGAGCATTATGACTGTCATGGTCATCAGCTGCCTGTGCTATCTGGTGGTAACCGGTCAGCCGATCGATGAGAAGTTTATGCAGATAGTGGTGGCGATTATGACATTCTACTTCGGCTATCAGGCCAATAAGCCGAAGGAGTAACCGCTATGGACTACACAATTTCATTAGCGTCGATCTTCTGGCTGGTCGGAGGCATTGCTGCAGTCATCGCACTGATCCGGACATTCCGAAAGCCTTTCGACCAGCTGGACGATCATGAGCGCAGGATCCACAATCTCGAAGATGAAAAGGAACAGCGTCAGAAGACTGACGATCTGATCCTCAGATCCTTAAACGCAATGATGAACCACATGATTGACGGTAACGGTGTTGAAGAGATGAAAGCGGTCCGGAAGGAGTTCCAGGACTCCGCACTTAAATCATCGAAATAGACGCTCCGAGGATTCTATCCTTTTCTTTTCCTTTGCCTCCCTTCCCCAGGGGAGGCTTTTTTTGTTGCGACAAAGTTGCGATAAAGTTGTCAGCAGTTGTGATCGTGATACCACTTTGATACCATTTTCCGAAAATTTTATGAATTCGATTGCACGAGATAGACGAAAAAAA